AAGTGCCGCTTGACCAGTTGTTGAGCCAAGACCATATCAAAGTTATCATCTATTGTGGGAATGTTAATCTTGATCTCGGTCTCATCGTACAAGCCTCGGTACATATCGGGCTGACTTGTCTCCAAGGTAATGTCGATTACATCATCCTCAAACATCTTGAAGATTTGCTTGAGCGCACCTGTGTTACGCTTCTGCAAGGTTTGCATCATGCTCTTGTAAGCTGCTGGATAATCCGCAACTTCGGCCAAGCTAAACGACTGAACATAATCTAGGCTGGGAGTATATTCAGTTCCTCCCATGATGGATGCCTTCAGCTTGTTCAACTCAGCCGCATACTTCTTGGCGAAGCCTTTAGGCATATCGGGAACATTAAAGAGTTTGGCAATCTCTGTTGGGACGGCATAGGCATTCGCAACTGACTCATACTTAACACCGTCAATTGTGGTTGTCGCCTTGTGACTCTCCGATGGATCACCCAACTGTGTGTCAAAAACTTTCGCTGAATCTACGAAACTCGCAAGGCTTTGACCTTGCCTTGCCATCAAGTCGGTGTCTGCAAGCGGGTTCCGATCAATCTCAATGCGTTGCGCCATGAAATCCAAGATGTCTTCTCGGTTCTTGGCTTTCCCATCTGCCATGCGACGGCCACGTTGAATATCAGAAAACCAACGTCGCATCTTATCAAACTTACCCTTCGGCAAGTTCAACATCCTACGCTCTAATTGTTTTCCTGTCTCCTCTGCAAACTTCTCCAACGCATCGTCCTTGCTCTTAACAGTTGAACTCTCATCTACATCATACAACTCTTTAAGCCACCCTTTCATGGCTTTAACGTCAGCAGTTGGTTCACCGTAGTTCTTGGCATCACGGCTGATTGAGCCGAGCATATCGCTCACCCATATATGAGCAACTTCGTGGAACGGAGTTTCCTTCAGCATGGCTGGTGTCAGCACAACATCACGGCTGCCCCTTGGCGTGAAGCCATAAATTGTGCGACCAGCTTGATCTACAAGGTCATCCACCGCTAATCTAATTCCAACGTTACGTTGGGCCATCAGATTTTTGACGGTCAACCAAGGGTCAGGGCCAAGATTCTTAGTGATCTCCTCTTCAAGTCTTATGCGGAGTTCTTCTGGAGTCTTCTCGATCTCATCAGCGTACTTACGGGCAGCACCTTGTTGAGCCATGCGCTCAGTCTGATTCAATTGCTTATCAGAGGCATTTGCAACTGCTCGCTTAACACTCGCCTTAACTTTATCTTCCAGACCTTTCTTTTCTGCAAAAGTAGTAAGTGCCTCTTCTGCACCGTCTGGCTTGGACGTTACGTTTTCTTTCTTTGCGAGATCGCTGGCTTTTTTAGCAGAACTATCCTTGGCAGAATCTTTGGTGGGCTTCTTGGCGGCATCATCGCCAGCCTTCTTGCTCATATACACTTTCTGGTAATCATCAGTTCGTGCAGCCCGTTGCACATCCGATAATCTCGGATCATTTAGATAGACAACTTCTTCTGCGGTTATAGGCTCAACAATCGGATCAACCTTCGGATCAAGAAATCCTGTCTTTGGTTCTGTCACCTTAGCAAAGCTGAGATCGCGTGTTTGCTCGCCAAGTTGCGCTTCAGTCTGTGGCACAACGGGTGTACCAAGCAGTTTCTTGCCGTGCAAAACTGGCTTGGTAAACAACGCACCACCAACACCTGTGGTTATCAATGCGCCGGGTTTAAAATCTCCCTCAGAATACTGACGCGCACCTTCAAGTGCCACACCAGCGCCCGCACCAACGCCCGCTTCTTGTAAGGTGTGAGAAACAAGCTCCTTATTAGCCTTACCACGAAACCCAGCGCCCGTCCTTACGATCTCACCCAAGCCTTTAAGGTTTCTCGTTGATGGCCCAATACCACCACCCAATGATCCACCAACAACTTCACCAGTTGTGAATGCAATTGGATGTTTTTTGCGAAGTTCTTGTGAGAGAAGTTTGTCGGCTTGGTTTGTGTCCTCATCCCTGACGGCCTCAAGAACTTCGTCCTGTACTTTATGGCCAGCTATTGCACTACCAATCGCAGTGCCAAATATACCAACACCTTTAGCAACTTTACCCCATGCACCGGGAAGTGGAAGCTTCCCTATGGTTTGTATACCAGCCTTTAGTCCGGCTAAACCAAAGAAGCCGGGAACAGCCTCGTCTTTTGCTGCCTCAAAGGCTGCACCTACAGCAGTTGTCTGCTGCGCTTGTCTATTAGCTTCAGCCTCTTCAGGCGTGAAGACAGGATGATCGTCAGGTAATCCATGTCTTCTACGAAATCTTGCCTTCTTTTCTTCAAGGGTCATTTCTGGTATTCACCTACAATGCGAGTTTGTCTTGGGGCCATAAGTTGTTGCCCACCTTCCTCACCAACAATTTCACCCGATGCTTGTGATTTCTGAACTCCATCTTCAACTGATTTAATAAAATTAGAAGCACCGTATGAATTAAAACCACCACTGCCCGAAGTTCCTTTAACAAGTCTGTGTAACTGTTCGGCCTCATTCACTGCATTTTGATGTTCAGGTGAGTCTGATGGATAGGCTACTGCGATGCTGAGATGCTTATTCAACTCACGCATATATGCAGTAGTTAATTCTGCGCTTGCTCCTTTAGCCCGAAGTTCTTCGGGTAATATTTTTGCCTGTTCTTGCAGCATACTAATGCGATCATCAACTGTCTCACTCTTATATCGGGCATCTGCTGCCGCACTCACATCACCAGCCATTTGCTGCTGCATGGCAGATTGTCTTGACCACTCATCAAGACCTAATGGCTGCGGGCCAGTTGGTGGATTCTGTGCTGACCAATCTTCAAAGCTTGACGGCTGCTCTTGCGGTGGCGATGACAAGCCTTGTTCGGCAAGAAGTTCTGCTGCACCTCCTGTACCAACTTGTGGGATTTGTCTTTTATAAGCTGCGTATCTGCCTTCTTGCGATTGGCCGGTGTTTGCTGACTGCCTATAATCTTCGTAGCTTCCTGTACCAGTTCCTCCAATTGTATTAGGGCCACGAGTCTCAGCAATATAGCTTGCCATTCGATCTAGCTCGGCTTCCTCCTGCTCTTTAGCGCGTCTGACTGCATCTTGGGCTTGTAGGTTATTCATGCCTCGCGCCATCAACTGTCGCCGCAAAGCATCTGCTGAATCCAACTCACCCTCAAGCGCACCTTGTTGTAGTATTGGACTAGCTGACGGCTCTTGGTAGAAGCGATTAAAGTACTCAAGCTCTTCTGGCGATGCGCCCTCACGAAATTGGTCGGCCCAATCCTTTGCGTGTTTACGTCTTCTCGAAAGTTCAAATAAACTAGCCATTATGGTTTTGGAAATATTGCGTCTCCTAAGCGTTCTTTACCACCTTTGCCGGGGTCTGATGTTTGTATTAGCGACCCAAGTTGCGTCATCGTTTCTTGCGGTGATGTCCCAAATCCTGTCACCTGTCCGGGTGTTGTCGGCGTTGTTGTTGTACCTTCTCCGAAGACTGTACCGGGATTCACACCCGACTTCAGACTACTCACAACATTAGAAGTTTGACCAAGTGCCTGACCGAGCCGCTGTTGCTTCTGTGCCAAGGCATCACCAAAGGTCATGGCTGCCTTGTACTTGTCCATCTCAGAAGTTCGACCAACACCAATACCCATCCGACCCAAGCCACGCTCAACATTGGACATCTCAGAGCCAGACAACTTTGTGGGGTCTTGTGCTGCCAATAATTGTTGAAAACTCTGTGCAGCCTGTTGTTGTGTATCTTGAACTTCAGGTGATAGTGTGTGTTCAAAATCACGCAACCCTCCTGCAATAGCTTTACCAGACTGATCCAGTTGATCTACTCTTGTAGCAGTCTTGGCCATGTCAGCAAGCCGCTGTTGATCGCGGTTAACCTCTGCAAGTATGTCAATACGCCCCGGCCTACCAGCCTTTACAGTTGTTGGATTTCCAGTTTGTTGATCGAGTATGATGTTACCGTTTTCATCTGTGGCATACTGAGGTTTAACACCATAAAGCTCTTCATACTCTGTATCTACACTGCCACCCATCGGGCTTTTTGTGCGACTTGTAATCTGACCAGCTTCATTTCTTTCGGTAACAATACCGTAGTTTAACAACGAGTTTAAATCGTCAAGAGCAACTTGCTCCATTTTGCCAGCTTCAATCTTTGAGTTAACATACGCTGGTAAGAACGCATTAAACTCCTTTTTCAAGTCCTTTACAGCTTGCTCTGATGCCTCACCTTTAGTTGATAAAGCTTCGCCCATTGCATAAAGCATACCTATATCAACGATATTCTTCATGGAGAGTATACCGTCTTCACTAAACGTACTTTTAACCCCATCAACTAGACTTTCAAACATCTTACTGCCTGTGCCTGTGATTGCGTTTGCTAGTTTTTTTAGTAGGTCTTCTAACATGATGTTATGAGCTGGACATGATGCCAGCGTTTTTAAGGCTTGTTAAGATGGCAATGATTGCCGTTTGATTGTTTGTTGCACTATTACCAGAGGGGTCTGCCACAAGTGCCGCCATCTTCGCAACACCATCCGTGCTGGTTGTCGCGTCTGGTACTGTCAGACCGTCAAGCATGGCGTTTGCTGCCGCAAGGTCAGCAAACAACGTAGTTGCGTCCGTGAAATCTGTGTGAGCTACATTAACTGACATAAGCTTGTGATAACATTGGATTCATAGGCGTGATGTCCTGTGTCTGAAGTTGGATGTTTGATAAGTTAATTCCATTCGTCCATTTCAATGCGTAAGACACTTTCCAACCTTGTTGGCCGCCTTGAAAATTGTAAAGTAAATTTTGTATCTGCTTCGGCCCACTCCACACCGTTGCTAGGGTGACGGGGAATGTGATAGGTGTAGCCTGTGCTGCTAACGTCTTGGCTTGCGAGCCAGCCGATGTATCTGGTGTTGTCTCGTCATTCACGCGCTGCGTGGCTGTGACTGATGAAGCCGATTGTACTTTGCTAAATAGAAGGCGAAGTTCCTGTGGCTTCTGCTCGACTCTGGTATCGTTGGTGCAAAATGCTTTAGTCTCGACGTATGCCGTTGCGAAATTAGTGCCTTCGTATAACTTGACGCATTTATAAGATGGCTCGCCTGAGCTTGTTGTTGTTCCATGGGTGATTGCAAATAGTTCACGCTTGTTGTTTGTCTCTATCTTGGCAAAGTTTATGACAGGCCCAATGTTGGCGTTGCTGTCATCGGTGAGTTGATCGAAACTTACGAACTGTTTTGTGAGTGTGTCAAAGACAAGGATGCCATGACCAAAGATGGTGTTACAAGCGAACAGGGCGTAGTCATCGAAGACAATGGCTGCACATTTTTTGGATTCTTGTACAACACCTTTAAATAATCGAGCAACCTTGAGTGAGAAGATCGAGTTGCGTCCCTCATTCTTTGACTGCATCACAGCATTAAACGAACGCAAACCTTCTGGATCAATGAAGGCAAAGTCACCCAACAAATCAACAAATGAATGCTGATTGATCGAGTTGGCCGTGAACAGGTATTGCTTCTTGAACATTGGCTCTGCAAACACAGTCATGGTGTAGTCTAATGAAACAGCATAGCTTCCCCCTGCTGTTGAGACGAAAAGCGCCTCATTATTCAACACGGATAAAGCTGTGATCGTGTTATAACCAACTGTATAGGAAGTTGCTGGTGCGCCACCAATTGTCTCGTCTGCGTTTATCTTGTTGCCCGCTGTTGTAATCGGTACAACAAAATCCATTGGGCGACCACTTACACTATGATAAATCTCCGTGCCGTCAGGACTAACAATAAATAACTTATTGTTAAAGAAAGCCATTTGCTTACCGATTGGTATGTATTCACGGGATGTATAGGTTCCATCAGACCACTCAGCGTAAGTCTTGGCCAACCTATCGGTTGCTGCACCACCAGAAATTTCTATGATTTTTGGCTGGTTTATACCGTCTTGTACAATAATGGCTGCAACTGTTTTCTGAACAGAAGTCTCCATATCCAACTCAAGTGATGCACCCGCTACGCTAGTTTCCTTGCGCAGAAAGTTTTGCGTGGATGCTGGAACTGCCTGAACAAATATCTCCGCTGACCTGTCCATCGTGCCGCCGGGACACATAACAACCCAAGTACTGTCGGGGTTTAGTGGTTTGCGATATTTACAGCCACCATTAAAAAAGAGAAAGACGAACTCACCAATAGAATAGATTGCTTGGATTGGCGGGTTTGATGTAAATGCACCTATATCACTAGAGATGTCATTGACGTTCTTAATCCCTTCAAGTGTACCGAAACGATTGCGAATGTTCTTGGCAAATTTATATTCGTCTTCGCCCAGCCGAGTGTCATCCACCGACATATTCATGCCGCCAACAAACGACTGTTGTGAGTAATCAGCCACGGTGATAATGCCAACGTCTTGCCAATGTTAGGCTGTCATGTCCATGCCGTCCGAATTGCATAATGCGTTTCTGCCCACGCTCAAGATCAGCTATCTTACGGCCCAAATCGCGTGTCACTTTTCCATCATAAACCATCGCCTCCTGCAACTTGCCCTGCTCTTCCATGAACAACTGCATCATCTTGTGCATTACGATGTTCTCAAAACCATAAAGCGGGAATGGATCGTTGTCGTTTTTGATGTGCTTCAACTTCTTCTTGTACAAGACTTGCAAAGTGTGCGAATCATCCTGTGCTGCTGTGTCATCCCAAGGAAACTCGGAGATGTCCACTATCATATACTGAGCTTCTGTCTCGTCGTGTGGTATCTCGGAGTAGATGATTGATGTGTCGGCTGTGTCCACCAACCTGACCAACCCACCGTCATTAGCTGTATAACCACCAAACCGTTCGTTGTTTGTGTCAAACCGTCTCATACCCACAACAGATGTGATGGTACGATTGTTGTCTAGTGTGAGTGCTATTGAGTGTGGTGACGATGCAGTTGTGTAGGCCGCTGCTGCGCTTGGGTAGTTTGGCCACACCTCAAGCGTTTGCCTGTCTG